CAAAAAACTAGGCCGCTTTAAAGGCCGCGCTTATATCAAAAAAGCTATACTACAAATTAATAAATCTAAGCCCTCTTGGGCTAGGTAAACTGCATCTTAAATCTAATCTCTTTCGGAGGTCTTAATGTCTTACAATCCTTCTAAACTTACTCCCCTTGATCTTTCTCCTAACTTCGCTGTCTCTGCTTATGCTCCTAAACTCAAAGTATCACTTACATTCCCCGAAAACTCACCGTTTACAAAACAGGAATTCAAAGACGAGTGCGATATTAATATCCTTCTCGCTCGCTATCAGTCCACTGGTGAAATTCCTAACATTAACGAACGTGCTCCCCAATATCTGGACGTTACCGGCCACGATTACCAGGAACATATGAATGTCATTGCAGGTGCTCAGACCCTGTTCAATGAACTTCCTTCTTCACTTCGAAATCGTTTCGAAAATGATCCTGCACTCTTCCTGGACTTCACCTCAAATCCGGACAATGTTCCGGAAATGCAAAAATTAGGGCTTTTAAAGCCCGTTGACGAATGGGTCAATGTTCCCCCTTCGTTCAACAATCAAATGCCACCTGTGGCAAATCCGGTGCTTTCTACACCATCTTCTATTATTCCACCCGCACCGTAAAAAATGTCTTTGACATCACCCCGCCTATAGCTCTACTTGTTGTCTATAGGCGGAGTGGTGACTAACCACTCAAAAACGACTGAAAGGAGTTCTAAAATGAAAAGATTCAAAATGTCTTCCAGATCTTCAAAGAAATCTTTTACCCGTGGGGCAGTAATGACCCACAAAAAAAACAATCAATCATCCCCCATGCGTGGAGGTATCCGTCTGTGATATGCCATGCTACTTTCCTCTCACCGCTTGGCGTGCTCCAAGCGTAAACAAAGATACCGGAAAGCGTCCCCTGGTCTTTCAGAGATCAAAGGGACTTTCCGATCTGGATGCGTTAACCGTCCCATGCGGTAACTGCATCGGCTGCCGTATCGACAAATCCCGTACCTGGGCAATTCGTTGTGTACACGAATCTAAAATGCACCAGGATAATTGCTTTGTTACTCTAACCTATGACGATGAACATCTCCCGGCCGGAGGCTCCCTTGTCAAATCTGACTTACAAAAATTCTTTCGAGCATTACGTGATCGGGGATATTCCTTCCGTTATTTCTCCTGTGGCGAATATGGCGATGGCTCGCAAAGACCTCATTATCATGCTCTCCTCTTCGGCATCGACTTCTCAGAAGATCGAAAACTTCACAGCCGAAGCAACTCAGGATTTCCTCAATACACATCTAAAATACTTACTGACACCTGGGGCAAAGGCCACGCGACCGTGTCTGCCTTCTCCTATGCTACTGCGGCATATACTGCTCGCTATGTCATGAAAAAAGTACGAGGCAAAAATGCTCCTGACGATCCTGTTTACTCTCGTATCAACTCTGCTACTGGTGAACTATTCCAATGTGAACCGGAATTCGCACTTATGTCCCGCCGCCCAGGTCTTGGTACAACCTGGTACGATAAATATAAATCTGACGCCTTCCCTAGCGACTTTCTCGTCCATGACGGGAAAAAACATCCAGTCCCGCGCTTCTACCTTGAAAAACTTAAAATGAATGACGAAAGGACATTCAAAAAAATTCGTGGTAAGCGGCGTTTGGATCGGGAACTTCTAAAACATGACAATACTGCTGACCGTCTCTACACTAAAATGGAAGTTAAAAAATCAAAACTATCTCAACTAAAAAGGACAATCTAATGATCAAAAAATTCTTTGCTGTCTATGACATTAAATCGCTTGTCTTCTCCTCGCCTTTTCTTGCTGTCAACTCTGACTGTGCTCTGCGTTCTTTCGCTAATGCCGCTAATGACTTCAATTCCGATATAAATCGAAACCCTGCTGATTACATTCTCTATGAGATCGGTTCTTTTGATGACACTACGTGTCAAATCGTGCCACTTCCTGAACGTCTTTACATGGGTACTGCTTTGCAGTATGTTACTAATCCTAACCCAATACCGGAGGTAATCGAAAATGTTTAAAACTCCTAATCAACGTCATAAATCTGTTATGCAACACCAATTCAGCCAGGTTCCTAAAGCTGAAATCCCACGGTCTACTTTTGACCGTTCTCACGGCTATAAAACAACCTTTGATGCCGGTTATCTTATTCCCTTTTTCGTTGACGAAGCTCTTCCAGGGGATACCTTTAATCTTAAAACCACTGCTCTTGCCCGTCTTGCTACACCTATATTTCCCATAATGGACAATATGTTCATGGATACCTTTTTCTTTTCTGTTCCAATCCGTCTTTTGTGGGCTAACTGGAAAAAATTCAATGGTGAACAAGCTGTTCCTGGTGATTCTACCGATTTCACAATTCCTCAGATTGTATCACCAGCTGGTGGTTATTTACCTAACTCTCTTGAAGACTATATGGGTCTTCCTGTCGGCATTGCCGGTGTCTCTCATTCTGCTTTCTGGCACCGTGCTTACAATCTTATCTGGAACGAATGGTTTCGTGATCAGAATCTTCAATCTTCTGTAAATGTACGTCTTTCTAATGGTCCTGATGCATCAACTGATTATCAGCTTCTTCGTCGTGGTAAACGCCACGACTATTTTACTTCCTGTCTTCCCTGGCCGCAAAAAGGCCCAGGTGTAACTCTTCCTCTTTCAGAATCATATGGTCAGGTACGTTATGTCGACTCTGGTACTGGTACACTTCTTGATGTACCTCGAGCTGCTCGCGGCTGGAACGGTTCAAACGATACTGTTGCTGTAACTTCAGATACAAATAATGTCCCTAACGGTTCATCCATGGTAGTCGACTTTTCTGACGCTACCGGTGCTACAATCAATTCTCTTCGTCAGGCTTTCCAGATACAGAAGATTTACGAGCGTGATGCTCGTGGTGGTACTCGTTACACTGAGCTAATTAAATCACACTTTGGTGTTACTTCTCCCGATGCCCGTCTTCAGCGTCCCGAATATCTTGGCGGCGGTTCAACACCTGTAAATATTTCCCCTATCCCTCAAACTTCTCCCACTGGCACTTATGCCACAACTCCCCAGGGTAATCTTGCCGCTATTGGTACTGTACAACTTCATAATCACGGCTTTACTACTTCTTTTACCGAACATTGTATCGTGATCGGTCTTGTTTCTGTCCGGTCTGATCTTACGTATCAGCAGGGACTTAATCGTATGTGGTCACGTAAAACTCGCTTCGATTTTTACTGGCCAGCACTTTCGCATATTGGCGAACAGGCTGTGCTCCAGAAGGAAATCTTCTGTAATGGTCTTGCCGATGAACAGAATGATGATAAAGTCTTCGGATACCAGGAACGTTATGCGGAATACCGCTATAAACCTTCTACTATCACCGGCTTGTTCCGGTCTACTAATGCAACTCCTCTTGATGCCTGGCACCTTTCTCAGGAGTTTGCTAACCCTCCAATTCTTGATGCTACTTTCATCCAGGAAGATCCACCCATTGATCGTTGTATTGCTGTCCCTACTGAGCCTCACTTTCTCTTTGATTCTTACATCAATTTCAAGTGTGCTCGTCCTATGCCGGTTTACGGCGTACCTGGTCTTATTGACCACTTCTAGGGGGCTTTATGGATCCTGCTACTATTATGGCTCTTGGTTCAATGGGTGCCGCCGCGATCGGCGGCGGCGCATCTTTCTTTGGTGCCTCTTCTGCTAATAAAGCCGCTCGTAATCAGGCGGCTATGCAGATGGTATTTCAACAACAAATGTCAAATACTGCTCATCAGCGAGAAGTCGCTGATCTTCGCGCCGCTGGCCTTAATCCGATACTTTCCGGTACTGGCGGCCACGGTGCTTCCACTCCTTCCGGAGCTGCTGCTCCTGTCCAGGATACTATTTCTCCCGCTATCAATTCTGCTCTTTCAACTTTCAAACTAGGCATGGATGCCGGTGCTACTCAAGCGGCTACCGCTAAAACTGTTGCAGAAACTGCAAACGTTCCTAAAACTGGCCAACTTATCGAAGAGCAGGCCGCTTCCGCTAAAACTCAGGCTTTCAAAAATGTTGCTGAAGAACATCAGGCAAACATGCAAGCCAATCAAATCCAGGAAGCTACCAAAAATCTTCGTACTCTTGGCTTCGGTTACATAACCGACAATCTAATAAAAACTCAAAACTTAGAACTTGCTAAACGTCAAGTTCTTGCTGCCAAAAACGAAGGCAAAATTGATGATACTCAATTCGGCCAGGCTCTCGCCTGGATCAAACGAATATCCTCTGCTCTCGGCTTTGGCTCTCATTATCGTTTCGGTAACTAAATCCCTCTCGGGGATCTGCGGGAGACTCCCCGCAGATTCTCGGGAGGTGGAGGCTTTATGAAAAAACAAGCTCTTACACGTTCAAAACTCATCAAAAAACTAGGCCGCTTTAAAGGCCGCGCTTATATCAAAAAAG